TTAATACTTTTTATCCATTGTTGTATTTGTTCTGCTGTCCAATTCATGTCTAGAGATTTCTCTTTATTTCATCAAAAGCCTCTGATTTATCTTTTATATTTTTGTTCAAAACATACTTTTTAAGTTTCCCAGTTACATTAACATATCTCTTATTTGTAGCTTCTCTATCTTTTACTATATCTAATTTTCTTGTACTTATTGGCTTTAATCCTAAATACTTGATTATTTCCTCATAATCATTTTTATCATTGTAATAAACTGTAGCGAATATCAAAGGTGCTTTATTGTCTGGTATTACTGAACCTTTATAATTGAGCACTTTCTTAAAAACACAACTGTTCATTTTTTTAAAATAAGGTGTATAGCTATTTTTCATTGGATATATTCCACTTGTAATGTTTATGGCTGAAGTGTATTCCTTTTTAAATAATTTGTCAGAAAACAAGTCATTCAAAGGGTTCAATTCAACAAAACAACTTTTATATTTTGGAACAATTGGTATTGGTAGTGGATCACCTACATTTGCAAACCTTAGGTCAGATATTTGTGTAGTTGAGTATGTCTCTTCACCAAAGTAGGGGTGATCTGGTGCCCTGTTCCCATAACCTATCTGTAGAGTGTTGTTAACGCCAAATAATTTAATATGCTCTGGCACTAATTGTTTACTTTCTATATATTTTAAAGCTTTATTGAATGCATGAAATTTCACTGGTTTTGTAACATTTGTCACATCAATTAAAGAATCCAACATATCTTCATCCATATTCGAATATTCATTTAAAATTCCACAGAAACCCATTTTGAATCTCTTAAACATCAATTTATTAGTTTTTATCTTGTTTAGAACATTTTTCAACAATCTTTTATCGTAATTATTTTCTGAAAAAATATAACTGTCAACAGCTAGATCAGTGTCTATTTTTTGATTATCTAATAAGCATTCATTTAAATAATTTTCGGGATATAAATGAGGGTTGTTCTTGTCACACTGCTCTTGTACTTTTTGTAAACCTCTGTATAATCCATAATAAAATTGTTCAACAAGATAACCACTTTTTATATTCATTAAAAGCTGATTATGTGCAAACATGGGGTCTTTATCATATTTAATAAGTGCCCAACTACTAGTTATAAGGCCATATGTCTCAAGCAAGGATTTAAGTTCTGATGTGTCTGCTGAATTTAAGTAGGCATTATATGCAAGAAGCAATTTCTCTTTAATGGAGCCTAATTCATCATTATAAAACATCATCACCAACCTTTCTTGGTTTTCTTTGTCTATGTAATTAGTTATATCAGGTGCCTGCTCCAAGAAACCTCTATCTCTTATAGTCGAGAGTTTGGTGTCTGAGAATTTTATTGATCCTTGCTCCTTTTTACTTAAATCTCTTAAAACTTTAAAAACTGTCCATTCAATATCATCAGTAACATTAGAAATGTCACTTTTTATTCGATTTTCTAATTCAGAATGTGGATCTGGGAATTTAATGTCCTTATTTTGTGTGTAATTAAATATTGATCTGTATAAGAGGGAATATTCAGGATGTTCAATAAATTTATCTTGATCTACTACTAAATTTCTTAAATTGTTTGCAACTAAAACTTTAAGATTAGTGTCCTCATTTGTGCTACAAGGTATAATGACAAATCTTTTTTCTATTGTTCTCTCTGGAATAGTTCTTATGTCTGATATTAAATTTTTGACACTAAATCTGTCAAACCTATCTCTTATTGTTATCTGACAATCATGGTCTGAAGCAATATCTATATCATCTTGCACAAAAATTCTGCTATGTATCCAATGCAAATTTTTAGCCTTTTCTATTATAACTGAATCAGCATTAGTACTGTATCCAACTTTAAGTTCTTCTGGATCATCTTGAACTTTGTCAGTTGACTGATACATTTTGGTGTAATTTGCTTCTGATAATATAGTATTTATGTAAAACAATGTTGAACTTAGTATATAGTGAGCTGATTGAGTCAAAGTGATGCTTAATGCTATATCATCTCTTACTTCAATTGAAAACTTCTGACCCATATTGATCCCTTTAATAACACCATCACCAAAGTAGGTTCCACCTACCAAATTCTGTTCCTTTTCATAATAATAATAAGTTCCTGAATTCAAATCTTCACTTGTCAAAACTTTATTTTCAATTGCTGAATAACTCAGGTAAAAATAACTTTTGGTTGGATGTATGAGGTTATCAGACAGATCAGTCATATATTTTTTATGATCAAGCCAAGTAGAATCCACAGTTGCAAATATTTCTGAATGGTCTTTTGTCCTTAATACTCTATAAGATTTTATAATTTCGTCATCATTTAGGTTGCTATTTAAATAACATATTTCCATATTTATGGATTGATTTACTTCCCTGTTATTTTGTTCATGTTTTGTCAATTGTGTACTCCTAATTGTTAGAGGTATGTCTAAATCTGGGTAATAATGATTCATTATTAAGTTGTTTGACATGTAATTGGTTAATTTGTTATAACTATTGATTTGACTAGCATCTTTACTTAATGCATAACAGTAAAATGTTCTTATTTCTTTAGATGTCATTAATGTTGCGATATTGTAAATCTCATTGGGGGTGCATTTTTTAACCCTGGAACCTAAGAAACTGTAGAAAGATTTATACATTGTTATAAAATCTGGTGGTGATTGACTTAACACTAATTGAGCTAAATCCCTATCAACTACCATCGAAGTCAGCATTTCAGGTCTAGCATTCAACTGCATTTTTAGAAGCATTGCATGAAGATTTAATTTTATAGGTTTTATAGTCAGCAATTGTGGTTCGTGTTCTAAATTAATTAGTTTTTCGTTTACACTTTCATCTAATTTATAACACTCTCTAAATAAATCCTGATGATTCTTTAGTACATCCATGTAATCGTTTAAATTTTCATCAATTATTGGTTTAATTAATTCTATATCATTATTTGTTATTATAACTTGATTTATATTATAAGGTATATTGTTGAGTTTCTTATATTGTTCAAAAGCAAAGGATAATTCTGTACACAGTCTTATTAATGTAGGTCCATCAGTTAAGGTTCCGTAAGCTGTCACCCAGTTTTTATGTTTCAGAGATTGATAAGTTCTTCGCCATTTTTTGACTGTACTATCCTGCATCATTGAACTGTAAAAGCTAGGATCCTTCAACATATTGTAAAACCAATACATATCTGTTGCTGCATTATCAAACTTGCAATTCCGCATTGTCCATTTTTCAGCAAAATCAACGTTTATCTTGGATTCAAATTTTTCAATTAATTTTTTTATAGTCTCGCCTTTTTTCATAGGAAGCATCTTTGGGGCTTTGAATAGACCTTTGTTATAATCGGCAACGAAAGGATTTGACATAAAATACCCAAATATGGCTATCTGTTCAATGTCTGAATATTTGATCATTCTCATTGTATTGCATTGGGAGCCCATTAACAAGCTGTATATAGGTAATTCATCAACAACCCCAAATAATTCTACAGGTAATTTTTGTCTGGCGTGTTTTATGTATTTTAATATAGGTCTGTAAAAATAGCTTATAAGTTCGTTGTATATTAAACTTGCTATGTATGCTGTTTGATGTGTGCAACCATTTGTTATTAAATCTATTTGTGTACTTATTGAAGAAATGGCATCTTTATAATAACCTTCAGCAGAAGGTATAAATCTTGTCTGCCACAGTCTTTTTTGAGCAGCAGGTAAACAAATTCCACCTATGTATAATATTGAAACAAATTCAAAATATATGGCACTAAAAACTGTTTTCTTTGGTGAAAGTATATGGCCACAAGCCTTTTGGAAAATTTCATAAATATAAAATATTTTCCTAGCAGTTCTTTCACTTCTACAGTCAATTCTGGCACCAGAATCGTCACTATGAGCTACTGCTTCAAACTTAACTTCACCCTTGAAAGTTTTCTCTATCAAATATTTAAAATATAATTGAGATGATGCATGTAACATTGATGATAAATAGTTAAACATACCCATTACAAAACCGAAAGGGACCTTTACAGATTCAACTGATGATTGATTATTTACCACACTATATGTCTGATAAGGATATTTAAGATGTGAATTGAAACTCTCTTTTTCCTCCTTACTTAATTTATTATATTTTTTAAAATCATTCACATGTATCTTATTAGTATCTCCATCTTTAGATAGGTAACCATGTAAACCCTTTCCTAAATCTTTATATACTAAAGAGTAATCA